GTTTATGATGTCGATCCTTTCTCGACCCGAGTTCTTACTCGCGGGTTTGAATAGTTTTCCTCTATTTAATGCCGTAAAACGTAATATCGAAGTACACCTCTATCTCACCTATTTCACTATCATCATCCTTCTCACTAGGACCTTCCCAAGCCCATAGGATCTTTCCAAGGACAGCTCCAGGATGGTCTGCTGATACGTAGCTATCACACCGAATAGGTCGCTTCAAACTTCCTGAATTGGAAGGAGGCGAATTCCCTTCTCGACTGAATTGAGACGCTTTAGCACCATTCTGTTTCATCCAAAGATGTCCAAATGTAGCTGGGATGGCCATTAACTCCAAATGATACTGAGTGTACACAAGAGTGGAGTGGAGACCTGATTGATTCATATTAGCGGGTTTGAAGCGGGCTCCAATGCTGTTGATCTGGCAATACTGGTGGCGACTAAAATAGCTAGCCAATGATGGGCACGTCTGAGTGTTCAGCGTGAACGTTTCGCTCACACTGGTTGCGTCAGCTTTGAGAGAAGGCCCTAATGTAAGGGGTACCCAGCTCTGAAAGTGTGCGTCTGACAAACTAAAAGTCGGCCTGGGCACTAGTTGCCGCCTAGTGCTTTGCGTAGATGTCCTAACCGAATTTCCAGCCTGATTTGAACCACGACCTCGCCTTTGTCGTCGAGAAGCCATGTTAAACTGATAATTGTGCGTTGATAGAACTTTCTGCTAGCTTTTGCGCACGCTCAACACGCGCGTCAGCTAGTCTTTTGACCTTCTGCGAAAGATCCGGAGGTAGATGTCGGAAATACCAAAACAGTTGAGCTCGGTACTCCGGATACTTGGGATCCGCAGGATTGTGACTCAGGAATCTGAAAAGAGTTTTGGAAAAGTCTACGGGGTACGCTTTCCCCTGACCAATGAACACTTGAGAGCAGAACTCAAATCCGCTCAATCCTGGACGTTTCACACACATTTTCACGGTGTGTCCAATGCTCTCCAATGCCTCCTCCAGGCCCTCGAACCAGATTTCGAAGCTGTCGTCACCCATCGCCTTAATGCCTAATTGCGGGAACTTGCGCTCATAATCAGCTTTACTCAACGTTGAGTAACCACATTTGAAACGAGCGGCCAAGCTAGCGATGATGCGTCCTCTAGAATTTGTTGAAGACGTATTGTAATCACCAGAAAGTTGACCACCAGCCACTGTTTGGGCTAATAACTCTCCGTCGGGCATAGCGAAAACGCTGTGTCCTACAATGTATGCATGAGCTCGTAAGAGATGCGCCAAACCACTGTCCGGCTGTGTTCCCATAAGCTCGCTACGAATAACGGCGTCCAGATCCAACTCCCATTGCTGCATAGACCAATCCCACCCTGAAATGTCTGTCTCGCAAATTTCTCCGCTTTGATCAAACCTCTGAGCAGTTTCCCAAATGATAGCAAGCCCGTCGTCATGCAAACCCATTCCTGGGCTCGAAGGACAATTTTGCCACGTGTTGATTTCGGCCTTGTTTTGCCGAGCACAAAGAAGTCGCGTGACGATTTGATCAACCAATGAAACTGACGCAATGATGCGTAGCTTGCCTTGGGCTATTTTCGTCAATGAATGCGGTTCCTTCTTTATGAAAACCTTCACAGTGTCACAAAGTCCGTTTCTGACTAGCTCTTCTGATGTCATCGAGTAGATTGAATCTCCATACTGCAAAATAGCGTCGATTCTTTTCGCTACTTCGGTCCATATCGTGTTGCCATAACCATTTAAAACCGTGCCATTATCGCGTCCCAACTTACACCAGGGGTAACCTGGATGCGAGTCTTTCACAATGTTAGCTTCAACGACGAAGCGGACGGAGTCGAAGACGTCTGCGGTGATTTTGGGAAACGGTCTGATGCCGCTCTCTTTGCCCGCTCTGCCAGTTTCTCCAGCTCGAAGTACGTTGCCGCACGCTCGAGTCCACCAATGAGGCTGATTAGTTCTTGGATATAGGCCTGAGTCCACGATTTGGGCTCTGATCCATTCCTCTCCGTCTTTTCCTGGCCGCCATTTTCCAAACCCGAGACGTCGGCTGTGGTTTCTAAAACTATGCTTGACAGCTTCGATTCCTCCTCCGGGCCATTGCCAGCCTTTGAGCGCTTCGATTTCCTCCTGTTCCTCCTGCGTCGGCTTGCCGGTGTTTCCTTTGCCTCCGGGGTTGAAGATGTCGAAACGCCCGCATTGGCGGACATTGTCGGTGTCGAGTTGGTCTGGGCTACTGTTCCAGACGAAGTATTGTTGGCCCCAAGCTTGGGGCCGTTCCGAAAAACCGATTCGAGTTTTGAAAACCGTGGGACGTCATCGTAGTTCATCGGGGTTTCGTCCATCCAATCAAACGTACCAAGCGTTGCCGCATTCCAAGACCTAAAATGCTCCTGGTCAATCGCTAGACTCTTTTCCGTTGAATAACCGCGGCGAGGTTGTTGTTGTCCCCATTGCCATGCAGCCATTTTCTCTTCCGTGTCTTCGAATTCGTCCAGCTCGCGCATATGGCGTGCCGAATCGTAATCCGATGACTCTAGAGAATCCGTTAAGAAATCCAGTGACAAACCAAAATTGGTCTGTAGTCCGTCTGATCGAGAATGAATTCCCACGATGACCTCGTCTTTGTAGACCGGTGTACCCGAAAATCCACATAACGTCGAACAGCCATGCTCGAATCCCATAAAGGCCGCCGGTTTTCCCATGACGCCAAGCGAGCTGACGAACTTTCCTTTAACGTAGCCAAAAGTCGTGATGGCTTTACCCTGTGATGGTGTTTTGCCAATTTTAACCTTGCTAACTCCAAGCTTTGAAGCGGTGTTAGCCGGGACGACGATTGCAACGATATCGGTTGTCGAATGCAAGCCAATTTCAGCGCCAGCGAGAATTTCAACATGCTTTTGCAACGTGTCGATTCCAGCGGACAATATTATTCCTCGTTTGCACAAAATCGCCACGTGAGCAGCGGTGACTAAGTGCAGTTTCCCTCCGAACGTCGCAAGAAAACCCATACCTTTTGCCTGACCTATGTTGTCTCGAACGACGACTAAACCTTTCGGCCATTTGTCACTCTCGATAAACTCAGACCCATTCTGCTTGGCTTCGTAAAGCGTTTGCTTCCTGAGGAGTACGAGAATTTCGTCCAGTCGATCCATCAACGTGACCTTGACCACTTTCCCTGACGGTAACTCCACGTTTGTAACAAGGAGGCCGTTCCACCAATCACTGATGTACTGAGGCCTCGACTTGAACCATGAAATCCACTCAGAGATCCATGAGGTCGTCTTCACGAACCCGGCGTACAATGCGCGAATAGGCCAGGTCAAACCTTGCCAAATCTTGCGACTCATAAATCGTACCGGGAGCAGAAGCGTCCACACGACGGTCATCGTCCACGATGGGAACGACAATACCAAACAACACATTGCAAGCAATGCGAGTCTTCCTTTGATATCCAAAGAATTGTGTAAAATGGTCATTGCTGACCAAAAGTTGTTTCCGATGTAAACCATTGTATCGCTCCACGAAGCGACTCCATTCTTCACGGTGCAAAAGTAAGAAACCCATAAATTTTGTGCCGGTTTTGAGAACTCGCCAGACCCGTACAAACCCAGGGTAGTTGCTACAAAGGGGTTTGTTCTGTCGCATTGCGACAGGGTCTCCCTGAACAACCCAACCATGGGTTCGACGCTGGGCCACAGACATGTACTCACCGCACACACGAACAGGAATATCCTTCCAATCAGCGCCAGTGAATCCATTGAGCATTAATTCGTGTACGAAAATTCTGCAACAATGATATATCGTCGGAAGCAAAAGTAAGAGATGTTTTTCAGCACTCTCTTG